GCATATCCTCTGCATCAATCGAACAAGACTTTTCTTTAAAGTCTGCTGATTTGGTAATGTTTTGGTTTTTGGATTTAATAATCATTCCTCACATAAAATAGATTTATATAAGTATGTCAAACGCAAAAAAGCACCACAAGTGTGTGGTGCTTCGTAAGTCGTTGGTTTTCAACGATTAAAAATTTTCATTTTTTTTTACTTTTTACCAAGAATCTTGTTAATAAGAGCCTTACCTTTACTTAAAAGACAACACTTCTTACCTACAAAATACCCAACAAAAAATACGACTAAAAAACTAATAATATTCATAATTTTTTTAAATTTTTTTAAGTTTCCTTAACACTCTTTTTAGGAGTCGTTTTTTTAGCAACTTTCTTCTTCGCTACTTTCTTTTTAGCAGTTTTCTTGGTTGCAGTTTTCTTTGGCGTAGAGGCAATTTTTTCTGCCATTTTTTTAGCTACTTCTTTCTTGCCACTACTTGCGTAGGTTGGCTTGGTTGCGTATGATGTCTTATTTGCCTCGCACGACTTCGGTGAGCGATTCTTGTCTTTTTTCCATTGAAAAATGGCTAAGACAACGATAAGACCTACGATGTAGGTTAGTGGGTTTGATAATAATTCCATATATATATACTTATTTGCGATTTATTTTATTTGTGAGCGTTTTTTTCGACTGAATCTCCCTTGTGCTTGTCTGTAATGTGACGCTCTTGAATAAGAATCTTTAGTTTCATATTCAATCTAATCATATCATTATCTAATGATTGTATTTGCTTCTTTAGCTTTCCCAAAGAAGAGCCTACACCATTCAAAGCAGGATTTACTTTTGTTGTGACCCATTTCCAAATGTGCCACACAAAGAATCCTAATCCGATTAACGCTATTAACGAAAAGCCGAACTTGCTGACTAAATCAGCCCAATGTTGAAATTCATATCCACTCATAATTGTTTATTTGGTTTATAATAAGTCATAAAGTCATTTTGTCAAGTTAGTCGTCTTTATTACAACAACATCTACTATTATTTGAGACATATCCTGCGACAATACCCACTATTCCCGATATAGACATCTTTAATAGCGTGACAATGCTTTCATCAATAGGTTTATTTTCCTTCAAACAAACATAAAAGTCTCCTATAGTTATGGTTGTAAGCAAAAAAAGTAAGCCCACCACAAGAATTAACACCACTAAATCTCTATTTTTCTTAATCATCTCGGCAATCTTCCTTGCCCTCACTAGCAACGATTCTATTTAGGTTTGGCTCAACACCAAAGGCACACGAAAATTGAGTATCGATTTTTACAATATCATTATTCATCACATCTACCTTATTTTCAAGAGAGAGTAAAGATTTTGATATGCCATCAATCCTGTCTGTTACTTGGGCTAAAAGGAATTTAAGAATAATAAACAGAAACCAACCTACTGCTAATGCACTTGAGATCGGTATACCAATTTGTTCGATAAAGTTTAAGATATCTCCTACCATAATGTGTTTATTTGCAAATTTTTGAATTAGCGAGCGATTTTGCTCACTATTATTTACACATTATTTATCCTTTTCGACCTGCTGGAGTGAAATAGAACCCGATGATTGCTCCCAAAGTGGTGATTGCAACAAGAGAGATGTGTCCCGTTGTAATACTGGTGGTAATATCTGCTCCACTCGGGAAAGTAATGAGTCCCCAGAGGATACTGGTGGCTTCTTTATTTTCTGGAGGGGTAAAGGTGACGAGAGTGACTCCAGGGTAGAGGGTGCAGAGTATCGAGATGATTGCAAAGTTGAGCATCCCCATAAAAGCGATGAGGCGACGAGTAGCCCTAGTAAACATGCCAGAATCCTTATCTGTTTCACCGATAAGCATTTTTTGGAACTCTTGATCCATTCCACGGATTTGCATATCTCTAACAAGTTCACGACGTTCTTTCGCAGCTTTAGCTTCTGACATGCCTTGAAAAGCGCCACCAAGAATCTTAAGCATACTGCCCATCCCAGTCGCCCCCAGTGTCGATAATAACATCGTGACAAGTCCAAACATAACTTCATTTACACTATAATAAGATTATTTGGGAATTTTCAAATAAAGATACCTTTGGTTGTAACAAACGCAAAATTTTGTTTTGCAACGGGAGATTGGGTCACAACATCATAAAAGTGATTATACTTATACGGATTATAGGACACAATTCTATTATACTGAAAATTTTGTTTAGTATCTTCTCCTTCGATATAGGCGTGAACATTTTTTCTTTTATCTTTTAGAACTTTATTTCTCCCACTTTCATACACTTTAAAAGTTACATTTTTAAGTGAGATTGAGTTAATCCATCTTTTAACACGCCAACCTTTTTCTGTTTTTTCTTGTACGGAAAGACAGTCTTTATTTAAGTTTCTATATACTCTAACTTTCATTATTTGGTTCAAATTGGAAAGCTATCTTGCCATATTCTAGGTTTTTGTCGCCTATCCAAGCGGAAAATTCAATAAATTCATCTGTTATAAGAAAATCTAAAATTTCTAATAAAAAACTTTCGTTATTAAACTTTAGCTCGTAATTTTTGTGATATTTGTAAACTAATTCAGATGCGCCAGAAGCATCCATTAAACGCTCACAACCCTTATTAGTGCCAACTACTTTTAAATATCCTTTCATACTTTATTTTACACTTTTCTTTCAATATCTTCCTCTACACATTCTTCACCATGTTGGATTTCTAAAATTAAACAAGGATTATTTGTAAGGTTTTTGGGGTGATGCCAAGACCCAACTGGGATATCAATTGAATCACCCTTTTCTAGTGTCGCACTCATGGCTACGCCATTAATAATTAAATCTATATACAATTCGCCCTCTAAGACAAACCAATGTTCTGATCGTTTAAAGTGTTTTTGATTTGATAACTCTTTATTTGGCTCAATGTATAAATATTTGACCTTGTGATTCTTTTTGCGTTTTTTACTGAGGACTTGATACCAGCCCCATTTTGGTTTTATTACTTTTTCCATATTAATATTCAAAAGTTTGAAAGTACCAGTCGAACTCTTTCCTAATGCCATCTGCAGTAGCTTGTGGCAAAATATCTTTCCAGCCATATAAGTTTGGCTTTTCGAGCTTTTCTTTGACTGTGTGGTTGCCGTACATACCCCAAAATCTATCGTCTTCCTCGACCTCTTTTACAATTTTATCAAAGTTATGTTTAAAGAACGGCTCCTCTAGGTATTCGTATATTCTTCTTAGCTGTTGATTTGGATCCGAACAAAGATCTTCATACCTAACGAATAATATTTTTTCATGTATATTTTTTTCATATACGTCCCTCAAGAATTTTAATTGAGTCCCGATTGGAGAGTTGGTCAACCAATGATTCGCTCTTTCGTCAGTTGTTAGGTTTTTTAATTCCATTGGCATATCGGGGCCTTGGATTCTGTGTCTATTATCTCTAAATCTTTTTTCAAACGAAGATGTGATAGAACGCAAATCACGCACCATCATAATTACTTTTGGATTTGGATTCCACTGTTCAATAAATTCAGTATAACCTAACCAACTTCTGCTTTTGTCTATAACAATGGGTCTATCTGTCACGCCTTTATAGAAATATTTGGACATGGCTTCGCACATTGAAAAGTACGCTTTGCGCATTATGTCTTGATTTTGGGATTGAGTAGCTGGCCCTTCAAAACCAGATCGGGTAGACAAAAGATGATCGCATAAAGGCGAAGTCGCAGAACCATAAATTTTAGGATTCTGATGAAGAATTACCTGTAGAAGTTCAGACCCACTTCTAGGCATAGAGGCATTAAAAATTAATTTATCCATATTGAATATGATAAATCAAAGCTTAACTTTATCAATTATTTTAATCGATAGTTACAGTGCCATCAGATGCCGTTGTATAAGCTTGCTCTTTAGAAGCGATAAGCGAATTGGCTTTTATGCCATTGCCAGCCGCCTTTAGCTTTTCAACGATAGACATGTACTCACCAGCACTTGTTCCCAATGCAGAAAGAACTTCCGCCGCAGTTAAAGTTTGGTGATTCCAAATATGATTCGCCATCAATTCATAACATCTTTGTGTTTCTGAAAAAGCGCTCTGGCTGAAAATAATTGCCATGTTGACCGCTTTGTCTGCACGAGTCTCTTCTGGATTTAGATTTTGTTTTAATATACTCATTATTTAATTGTTTTAATTTTTATGCATTCAGACTACCTAATGCTATACTTTTGATCCCAGTTCCTAAATTACAGAATAAAGTTACTGCATCAGCATTTCTTTGAATTGTAAACATGTTTGCTCCTAATGCCCCACTTGGTTCTGATCCGTGATGTGCACCTCCAGTTACTGGAGCTGAAGAGCTGTCTCTAATAGTCATACTGACCATTTTACCAACACCGTCAAGTCTAACTCTTGCTCTAGGATCGTCTGCAGTATTCCACCATCCAACTTCCGCAACATTGGCTCCACCTTTAGCATTACTACCTTGTAGAGTGCTTTCGCCGCCCAGTTTAACATTTCTTCCTATAGCAATTGACCTTGAAATATTAGCTCCCATGGTATTTGAATGTCCGATTAATGCGTTTAACGGGCCAGCAGCAGCGACGTTTTCATGCCCCATAAGTAAATTACTACTGCCAGCAAACGTTTTATTATTTCTACCAAAAATCACTGGAGTGTAAGAATTTCCAAAATTACCTTCTCCTACTATAAAAGACTGACCGCAATACAGATCAGATCTATTCCCGTGACCAATCATTGTTCCCCCTGGGTATACAGTTGATTGATTATTATTATTGCCAAATGTATTAAAAGATCCGACAGCCATTTTTTTGCTGTGATTACCCGCACCCATGAAATTATTACTTCCCAACACAGTAAAGGCGGCATCACCGCCGTAGGATCCCATTGACCCACCGTTTCCATGTCCCACTATAGTAAGATTAGCGGGACAGAGAGGGCCATAATATGCGCTACTTGTTTGAGCACTAACAGTTATTCTGTTCTCACTTCCGATGCAAACACTTTTTGGGGCGAAAGTTTCTGATGGAGCGTTCGTGGAGGATTGAGCTATTTCATTTCTTTGGCCAATGACCGTGCTACACTCACCACCTATTATATTTTTGTGACCAATACTTACTGGTGGAGCGTCATAATGAACGAAAACTGCAAAATTATTTGAAGTAGCACCTCCAACTCCAGCACCATTTGATTTATTAACACCTGTGGCATCAGCTAAAGCAGCATAGTCTGATGCAGTACCAGTTAATGTAAGCGTACCGTTCCCTCCAGTTTGGGCTACAACTTGATAATCTGTTCTGTTAAAAGAGGCTATTGGATATCCAGATATTGTAATTCTTTTTCCTATAATCATGCCACCAGTAGTGGCTGCATTATAAGCTCCATGACCGTTGGTGTCTAAAACGTTACTAGTATTACCAATTTGAAGTGTAGTCACGCGACCTTTTCTGAATAATCTATGGCCGTCTTGAAGACCATAACGATTTGTAGCAATTGCTTTGTTTCCATCAAATGCACGGACATCATTAGATCCGATATTTATAACACCAGAACCACTGACCATTTCACTAATTGAACGATTAGTTTCAATAGATATTTGATTAACTGCTGGATCGGAGCCATTGCCAAATCTTGTCTTACTTAGATTACCAGCGTAAACATTACTACCTGTTACGACAATATTGTAGGCTGATTGTTGTAAATTCAATCTTTCTTTAAGTGTATCTTTAGATCCTGTAACCACATCATTATTTAATGATAAGTCTGCTCTAACTTGAGCGGCAGTTCTGCCTTCAACGTTCACCCCATCTATTTTAAGAAAGTCGTTATCTGCGACCGCATTGTTAGCCACAAGAATATTTGTATTAGCAATACCTGTATTTAACGCGTATCCATTACCTAAACCTAAATCAGTTCTTACTTCAGAAAAACTCCTACCCGATAGATGAGATCCAGTAACTCTAATAAAATCTAAATCTGCTAGGTTGCCTCTAGATACTAGCACATTATTGTTTCCTATTCCTGTGTTTAAGGAATGGACATTGCCCAAACTTAAGTCACTTTTTACTTCAGCAACACTTCTACCTTCAACACTTGTGCCGTCTACTTTAAGAAAATCGTCGTCGCTAACAGCGGCATTAGCTTGTAATACGTTTGTATTGCCTATGCCGACATTTTTAGTTGCGGCTGTACCTGCTCCAGCAAAACCACTAATTGGCATACCAGATGGTGCTATTTTTTTGGTTGTGTTTGAACTTATATCGACAATTGGTATTACATCATTTCTGTGATCCAAGTCGCTACTGCTTAATTTCGTTAATTCAGATATTTTTTTGTCAGCCATTGTATTTAATTACACTTAATTGTCGGGCACTATTACCAATTTAGAGGAATTTTGTTGCACCAAGAAAGATCCATCCTCTAATTGTAGGAAATCATCACTACCAATCGTAGATACATCACTGAAAAATCCAGTAAGCGTAGTTGGTATAAAGCCTTCCCCTAATGGGTCTTTGATAAAAGAATTTAAGCCATAAGAATCTAACTTAAAATTTAATTCTCTGATAACTTTTTGAAAAGTTAAAAAATGTTGACTATTTAAAGTCGAAGTAAAAGACTCTTGAGTAATTGGGAAATCGTCTAATATTGCACCAAGTCTGGCATCGAAACCTGTGGCTAGGTATCCCGTATCAAAGGTGCTTTTAATCTCTTTTTCTATTAAATGGGGATTTTCTGCCATATAATAGCTTTACACTATTTTTCAAAGGGAGAGTATATAATAAATTCGGGGTGTTTGGGCTCTTTTTTAAATTTGTTGGGGAAGATAACAACTTTGTGTTGAACGCCTTCAATTTCGACATATCCAGACAAATATTTAGTTTTGCCAGTGTTTTTTTTCCATAAAGCTCCTTGTTGTTTTTCTGTCCATTTACTCATTGTTTCTTTTTTAACACGCATATTATTATTTGTCAAGTCTTAAACCTATACTTACCCTATTTGTTTTTGAACCCACACAATGCCAAAACGGTTTATCCCTAGAAACAGTAAATTTTCTATACTGCCAGCCTTTTTTGTCCCAATCTGTAACAATTTCTTTTGTTTCTGGGTCTTGGTATCTAAAAAAACTTTTGTTGTCTTCAGCCGCCCAAGCAAAGTAAATTCTTTCACCCTCGCAATTGCTGTTTGTATGCCAGCCACAAAATCCATCACAAGGATACCAGAAAAATCCAGAATATCTTCTTTCAATACCGGTTTCTTTAAGCAATAAATTCTTCAAATCTATGCCATAAAGAACAGAAAGGTCTAAAATCATACGATTGTCGTTGTGGTCTATATTACTAGCTTTTGTTAAATCTCCCCTATCTTGTATGCTTTTTAAAGATTCTGCCGATAATTTTTCCTCAATATCGTATTTATGAGGTAAAAACTCTGATCTTTCCACTAAATCGTATTTAAAATGCTCTAAAATGGCATCTAATTTTTTATAAATGTTTTCCATAATTTTAAAATTCTATAAAATATCTACCTAAACTATCTTTGTTGTGCACCTTTACTTTAAAATGTCTTTTCACAAATTCAACATATTTTTCAAATTTATCCCTAGCACCCAAAATTGCATATACTTTTTTATTTTTTTTAATTTTTTTAAAAGTTAAAAGCAACAAATATTTGATGGCTTTATTAAAAATATAGTCTGGATCTTTGAACACTAACTGTAAATCAAGGGAATCTGTGGCGTAAATACCCTCAGTGAACGCCCCAAATCCAAATATCTCTTTAGTTTCTTCGTCTATTGCGACGTATACGTGCTCAGATTTTTTAATTAACCTTTTAAATTCTTCAAATAAATACAAGGCAATCATTTGTTCGCTTTGCCCTTTTGTTATATTATAATATGCTCCTATTTTAGCTTTATCTTGAAATTTTAAAAAAAGATCGAAAACCTGTTTAAAATCATCATTTTCATACGGTCTTACTGAACCCCTTTTTAATTGTTTGTATTTTCGCATTTTCGGTGTAATATAGTTTATGGGTAAAGGATTAAATCAAGATTTTGCTAGAGCTATATTCGATGTAGAGCCAACTGCTTTAATTGAATTATATACTTTATATTACAACTATCAGAACGATAGTCAAGCACAAATTAACTTTCATGGTGGAACTAACGGAGTTGGAGGAAAAATTATTTTTGCTGGACAAGAGTATTTACCTATTCCAGTCGAATCTGAAGGTTTTGAAATATTGGGAGATCAAAGACTACCTAGACCTAAAATTAGAGTGTCAAATGCTGGACTTTATATTTCTTCATTGCTTAGAAAATATAATAATTTAAATGGCGCCAAACTAGTTAGAAAAAGAACTTTTGTTAAATTTTTAGATGATACAAATTTTCCCGGTGGATCAAATCCTTTTGGCACCGCTAATCCAAACGCCAAAATGCCAGATGATAAATATTTTATATCAAGAAAAACATCTGAAAATAAAGTAGCTGTTGAGTTTGAACTTGTATCTAGTTTAGAGCTTGAAAACATAGAAATACCATCCAGAACAATCGCTTCAAGATATTGCCCCTTTATTTATAGAGGTTACGGATGTAGATATGGTTATAAATCTAAAGAAGATAAACATGACAGACCGGTTGCCACAGTAAATGATCAACTGTTCATAACTGGAGCTGGAACAACTTTTGGAATTAATCGACAGTTATTTAACATGCATTCAAATGTAACTGTTTCTACTTTTGAAGATAATAGTGTTGACAATATAATAACAGCAAAAGGTCTTTGGAGCGGTAATCAAACTGATGGTGGCGATGATAGAACTTATGGAACAGGAGATTATGTTTTCACATATAGTGATCGAGTTCTTTCTGGTCAAGGTTTAACCGCTAACTATTATCAGCAGCACCCCGTTTATTATATTTGTAAATCCGGTCACACAGCAAAAACAAGTGAACCACCAAGCAAAAGAACAGATTTGTGGATAAAAGACGCGTGTTCCAAAAAGCTTTTTGGATGTAAACTAAGATTTGCAAATTCCGACTGGGGTGGCGTCAACAATAATAAAAATTTACCATACGGAGGATTCCCTGGGACAGAAACATTTAGTTATTAAAATGATCAAAAGAAAAATAGAAGTAGAGTGTGAAAAAAATGTACAAATAGAAATGTGTGGTTTTGTTGTAGAAAAAGACGGCGAATTTGATGTCGTACCAATGAAAAACAGATCACCCAATCCTAAAGAAGAGTTTTATATTCCAGCAAAAGAATTTTTGTATGTTAAAACAAATAATAAAATTGTTGCAGTTTATCATTCACATACAAGAGGTGGATGCGAACCATCTGATTTTGATATTAAAACTGCAGAAATGATTTGCTATCCGTTTGTGATGTATTCGTTGGAGAGAAATACTTTTGGGGTTCACAGACCAGAATACTCAGACGCAGACGAAACTAGTGTACAGAAATTAGAAAAGGCTTTAAAATGACAGAAGTAATATTACATGGGCTTGTTGGGAAAAAATTTAAAACTAAATATAAATTTGCAAATATTTATAAACCAACTGATGTCATAGAAGCAATAGATGCTAATTGCAATGGTTTTAAAAACTTTTTTAAATTAAGTGCAAATAGAAACATGTATTACGAAATGATTGTTGATGGAAATGAAATTACAGCAGTTGACCAAGCATTAGAAAAAAAACAAATCAACAGAGTGGAAATAGTTCCTTGTATATCTGGGGCTCTTCCGACATTTATGGCTCAGATTTTTATAAGTGTATTGATTGGTGTTGTTATGGCTGGTATTCAATATTTATTAACCCCTATCCCAGAAGACGAACCTAAATCAGCTATAGCTAAATTAGGAGCAAGATCTTTTTTATTTGCGAACAGAGAAAATCTAGCACAACAATACACAGCAGTGCCTTTGGGTTACGGAGCTTTGAGAATCGGAAGTAAAATTATACAAACTGTAGTTGACCCTATAAGTCTATCCAGTAACGAATCAAAAGTTGCATTTAATCTTGCTCCAGGTTCATCCGCATCATCATCTGATTCTGGGGGAGATGCCGGTGTTGGTGGAGCAGCAGGAGGAGCGGGAGGATACTAGTGAAAACTAAAATTATATTGCATGGAAAATTGGCAAAAATTTATGGCAAAGAATTTCAATTCGCTAACATAAATAAACCTTCGGATGCTGTTTTAGCCATCGACACTATTTTTCCAGGTTTTAGGAAACATCTTATAAGGGAAAGTGCGGGTGGCTCTCATTATGAATTAATTTGCGATAATGATAGCAAAACGTTAAAAGATGTGCAAGAGAAACAAAGAATAAAAATCGTAGAAATAGTTCCTTGTATTATAGGTCAAGTAGAGTTGATTATTGCCGGTATTATAGGATTAGTTAAGGCGGGAGCTATTCAAAGTGTTTTTCTACAACAACTTGTTATTAGTGTATCTGTGGGTTTAATTATGGCTGGAATTATGTATCTGTTAACTCCAATTCCGGAAAACGAACCAAATGAAGCAGCGATATCTACAAATATTAAAAATAATTCTTTCTTATTTCAAACTCCTCAAAACATAGCGGTACAAGGCAGACCTGTGCCCATTGGATACGGAAGACTAAGAATTGGATCTATGGTAGTTGGACAAAACTTAACCAACTATGATTTATCTAGCGATAGGCAAAATGTTAGTTACGACTCTTTGAAAACAGAAGCTCTCTTAAAAATAAATGCATCTTTTGGCTCTTCGATTTCTAATTATTTTAGAGGATACTAATGAAAGATTACATAAAAGGCAAATTAAAAAAAGCTAAAAAAAATGTAGCTGGATCTTTTAAAAACTGGGGCGGGGACGAAAGAAAAAAGAGAGCGGCGCGCCAGCAAGCCAACGCACTATCGGTAATAGAGAGTTTTAGTAATTTAAATCCTCCGTTATCAGCCGATATTTTAGTTGGTACCGCTAAATTAGATGCTGTCGATTTATTATCTGATGGCCCAATAGAAGGTTTTTTCAATAACAAAGGAGAAACATGTACGGCATTAGAAGCGACATATTTAAATAACATACCTGTAATTCAAGAAGCTAAAAATAAAGAAACATACGACAATTTAAAAATAGCAAATTTAAAAGGATGTTACATAGATTATTCCGAACCAATAATAGATTTAGTTAACAGGTATAAGTCTGAACTTAATAGTCGTTTTGAAACTAGAGAGTCTGTTCCAAATGCTGATGATATCCAAGGGTCGTCTGATGGTAGTATTTTTAGAGGGTTTTTAGTAACACCGAAACTCACTTTACAAAGTGCTTTGGGCGGTACCTATGAAGGTCGAGTAGCCACAATTGCACAAATCCCAGCTATAGATAGTTCAGTAAATAGAGTTACAGATATAGGGCTTGCACCAACAGTAGGAAGAAGAGCCAATACAGCCGGAAAAGGATATAGAGTTTCGCCCTACATGCAACGAAGTTATTACGGGCAAACTCAAATATCTAACTCTGATGGAAGAGACGTGCCAACAAATAATTTTTATTCAATAACAAGGCCAAAAATATATCAAGGTTCTCTTGTGCAAGGGGCTGGTTTGAACATTGAGTCTGGAGGAAGTATATTTAATTCTTTTACTACTAGGGCTTGGTATAAAGGTCTTAACCCTGCGCCAAATGATCATACTAGTACTACCATGAACACCTTTCAAGAAGAATATGTCCAACCTTTGTTTTTTTATCCAAGCAGATGGAATACACCCGATCCAAGTAATAATTATAACGGTGATTATTGTAGACCTACCGGACAAAGACCTTACGATAGTTTAAATTTTGAATTTTCACCGGGATCAGACAATCCAGATGGTTTTAAAGAACCAATAATTGCAGAACTCGATAAAATGTTAGAAAATTTTCCAAGAGCAAAACATTTTCCAGTTCAGCCAAGCTTACGTTATGAAAGTATGAACAACAATGGTAGCATTAATGCTGAACATGTAGATTCTGTTACTATTGGAGGATTGACAAGATCGAATGTTTTAAGGCTTACGGGAAGAGGAGGAGCAACTGATTCGGTGTCAAATAGAACTGCGAATATGCAGTTCACCAATTACTTTACTGGAACAAATAATGATGGAACAAATTATAGAATTACTGGTTCGTATTACATTCCCGCGGGTAACAGAGTGAAGGGTTTTAGATTTTTTTGGGCAGGTGTTGGCGGACCCCCAACAGTAAATGCAGCTAGTAGTTTAGGTGCTTGGACAAATTTTGATGTTGAATTTACTAATCCAGATCCAAGAACTTCTAATAATAGAAGCGGAAGTATGTATATGTATTATTATGCCGCTGATTCAACATCTACAACTCCCGCAGGGTCAGATGTTGTTAGAAATTTTTGGACTGAAGATGATCAAATTTATTTTCATGGCTTAACGGTTATTAGACAGAGTGGAAAGTATCCATCTTTACAAGATTCATTATCTGGAAGTTCTGCAGTAAACACAAGTAATAGTGGATTTTTGATATTTAATGCTAGTGGCAGTTTTGGCAATAATAGAATATCTGGGCATAGAAAAATTGGGTTTGCATTAGATAGTGGAAATTTGTATACAGATCATGATGGTTTCGATTTTGCTGTCAACGACATTGATGGTTTTACAGGAACAAAACGTTTCATTAAAGACAGTATGTGTTATGAGGCTCCCCTTGGTTACGCCAGTTTTGATCAGTACAATCTTTTTACAATTACAGGTAATTCTGTAGCGTACGAACACTATACTGAACTTTTTGAGAAAGATCCAAAAAGATTTCAAGGAGCATTTATGTGGCCTGTTTATTTTGGAAAAAATGGAGTAGGCATGTCTGGTGTTTCTGATGGATCTTTGGATAGAGTTTTAATTTCAGCAAACGATGATCACGAAGTTAAACAATTAAAATATGGAAGTGGAGTAACTTATGGTTATGATGTTTTTTCTGGAGATTCTAATGGAGATATGTTCTACGCTCATTTGGCTAATCCGAATGTAAAAAATTTACTTTCAGAAACAACTGGTAAGAAACTACAAGTAAAAGTTACAGAAAGATCTTATGATAAGTTTAACTATACAAATGTAGCAATTCAAAGTAAATTTGGTGAAGAAATCCAAACACCTATAGTTAACGATTCAAAAACCGAATTTGTTTATTCGTTTCAATTAATGGGACCTTATGAGCAAACACCGTTAGACCCCGAAAGACTTGATCAGATTAATGAATCTGGGTTTATGAGTTACTCAGCAGGTTTGACCTTAAGTGGTTATACTGCGACAAATAATGGAGAGCCCGTTTATCAACCATCGTTATCGAGTAGAGACTTTTATACTACAGGTAAATCTCTTTTTAGAAATTCCACTGATGCATCCCCTAATGTAATGGAAGGCTCACCCGTAACAGGTAAAAATGATTTCAGTAGTTGGAATTTAAATCCAGCTGTTGACGCTGATGAAAATGCTGTTACTCATTTAGTAAAAAGAGAAGAAGTCGAACGTGTCGCCGTTAATTTAAGGCTTAATGCTTTAAGCCACGAGCGAGAAGAAGAGCAAAATCCCGCAGGTCAAACAATAGATTTGGATAAAGGTAATTTATCTATACAGGTAGAAGTTGGTTTCCAGAATGTTGATTCAAGTATTTTTGAACCTCAAATTACGAACTTTTTTTATCAAGGAATTGTAGAAAACCCTTACCCATTGCAAACAGAAGATGTTAATTTACCTTCTCACAGTCAGTTGTTGTCCAGTTTCCCAGATCTTAATAAAAGAAGTATAGTCGAAAAATATCCAAGATACGTGAGAGTAAGAAAACTGGACTATGAAACTATATCGGTTAGAGTAAGGAGAGATGTTGTATTGCAATCTATATTGGAAATAATTCCTTGTAATTTTAGTTATCCTTTTTCAGCTATGAATAGAGTACAATTAGACGCTAGATCTTTTGCGCAAATTCCTAACAGAACTTACAACACCAGACTTAAGAAAATTTTAATTCCATCAAACTATTTCCCCTTAGATAATGATGGTGCTGATAAGCGATTTGTTGAAAAAGCTTCAGATTTAGGAACAAGAGTTGTATATGATGGTGATTGGGATGGGTCTTTTAAATTAGGTTGGAGCGATAATCCAGCTTGGATTTTATATGATTTGTTAATAAGCAGTCGTTACGGTTTAGGAAGCAGAATTGATGATCTAGAGGATATAAATATTTTTAACTTATACAAAATAGGTAGGTATTGTGACGCTGTGGCTGAAAATGGAAATTTTGTTGGCATGAGTGATGGAATAGGTGGTTTAGAGCCAAGGTTTTCTTGTAATGTTCTTATAGATGCGTCAGATAATGCGTATGAAATTATAAACCAAATAGCGACCGTATTTAACGGAAAACCTTTTTGGTGTAATGGGATCATTGATTTTTACTCCGATAGACCGTTGGAAACATCGGCTCACTTTTCAAACGCTAATGTTTTTGACGGTATTTTTAATTACATGGATATTTCTAAATCCGCAAACTTTAATGTCGTTGAGGTTCAATTTCAAAATAAAGAAAAAGATTTTGAAATAACGTCGGAAACAGTAGAAGATGAAGACGGCATAAGAAAAGACGGAAAAATAGTTAGAAAAATAAACGGCAAAGGAACAACTAGTCGAGGGCAAGCAAGAAGATTAGCAAAATATATACTTTACTCTAACAAATTAGAAAGAGAAATAGTTAATTTTAGAGCTGGTTCGGAAAGTTTAGCGTTAAATGTGGGAGAAATTATAGAAATTAAAGACGAATTAAAAACTTTTGAAGTTGGTCACGCAAGAGTTTTAAACAAGACGAAAGTAAATAGTAAATATTACGTTCATATAGAAGACACCATAGATGTAAATTCAATAGTCGTTGGAAATGAAGGAGGATTGCACATATTCACTCCCAGTGGTCAAAAAACACAAGAAGAATTATATAATTTAGCTAGAACTGGAGGAAATTTAGATAACGTTCTTCTGCGAGAGCAAGATAGTTTGCAAGCTAGAAATGTACCAATACAAAGCGTTAGAAAAACAGGGCACAATTTAATAAATTTAGAAATAAGCAACACTGGAATATGGGGCGAAATACCAACTGGTAGTTTTGCAGGAATAGATTTAAACACCGACCAAAGTAATGCTTATAGGGTTTTATCAATAACTCCAGCAGAAGATAATTTGTATGATGTATCAGCCACCCAATATAATAGCGGTAAATTTAATTTTATTGAAGGCGATGAAGAGGTTTTAGATTTTACTCAATCAACACCTTTTAACATTGGGGAACCAGAACATATTGTTAATGCGCCAACACAACCAGAAGGATTTTCTTATAGCCCAGTTACAAATCACATGGGCACGTTGAACTTGGATTTATCAATAAGTGGAAACGCTAATGGAACTGAAGAAAAATATTTAATATCTGTAGTACACCCAAATGGGATGCGAAAAGAAAAAAAAGTAAGTAAGCAAAACAACGCACAGGGTGGATATTTAGTAACCAACACGTCATTTAAGAATATATCAATATATGGAGAATATAATATATTTGTAAGCTCAATAGAATAATGTTACATAGAAAAGCTATAATTTTACCAGCAAAGAAACAAAAGTTATTTATTTCACAAATAAATGATACTTCTCATGATTACGGTTACTCAATAGAGTCTAAAAGTGTTAAAGTCGAAATGCAAGATGAATTTTTTCTGTGTTTTCAGATTTTTAATGAAACAAGATTCAAGCATGCAAAGATAGAATATCCTAAAATATGGATTCAAATAGACCTTTTGGATGAAAATCTTGAAGTTTATCAAAGTAAATTTAAAATAGTAAAAGAACCTGCGATTATAATTAAAAAAAATAAAATAAATTTAAAAAAATTTAATTTCAGAGTTATTTTGAAACAAGAAGAAAAAGTAATAGACCAAGCTACTGTATTTGTAGTGTAATATATTCGGG